TACGGTTATATTGAGGGAGAACACCGTTGCTTGGACGAGCATCGCAAACGGAAGGAAATCCGCTAAATGGCTGTCGTAACATTCACCGATCCCGAGTACATAGGAAACTACGTTTTAGTATCGTGGCTTGGGCTTGCCAATGGCGACACGGGCAGACCGTTTGAGGGGTGCGACTGGTCGGACAGGTCAATGCAGATTGAAGGCACTTTTGGCACGGGCGGTACGCTGGTGTTTGAAGGCAGTAATAACAGCAGCACGTACAAAACATTGCGCGATCAAAACGGCGCGCAACTCACATTCATGCAGGCCGACTTGGAAGGAATATCGCAAACGGTTAAGCTCATTAGGCCGCGCGTATCTGCTGGTGACGGCACGACAAGTATCAACGTTTATATGTTTGCAAGGCGACCACGGTAATGGCTGAGAAGTACCAACTAGTTAAAGTGACCTTTGGCGTTGCCGATGCTGTGACGTTGGTAAGTGCAGCCAATCCGCTGCCGGTATCGTTACCGACAGGCGGTGGCGGGCTGACGGATACTGAGTTGCGCGCATCTGCTGTGCCGGTTTCCATATCAGGATCGGTTCCGGTTACTGGTACTTTTTGGCAAGCGACTCAGCCAGTATCCGGCACGGTAACGGTAAACACGATTTCAGGGTTTGCGACTGAAACCACTTTGGCAGCACTCAACGGCAAGTTTGGTGCGCTCGGCCAAGCATTGATGGCAGCATCGGCTCCGGTGGTGATCGCATCGAATCAGTCTGCGATTCCAGTGACGTTGACTTCAACCACTATCACTGGAACGGTTGCCGTAACGCAGGCGACATTAACCAAGGGAACGCAGGGCGCAACAGGCGTAACGGTTCAGCAATTAAACAACGCAGGCAGAAACGCACGACACTTCATGCTGGATAACTACGTGGCCGCGCCGGT